TGGGTTCACGGGTATTGGAAGATTGGCAGAGTGGTCGAATGCACTGGTCTTGAAAACCAGCGTACCGCAAGGTACCGTAGGTTCGAATCCTACATCTTCCGCATAGGACTTTTAGCTCAGATGGTTAGAGCAACTGACTCATAATCAGTAGGTCCCTGGTTCGAACCCAGGAAGGTCCACGATCGCAGTCAGGTGCACACCCATTGTGGTGAGAAGGGGGGTAGCTTGGCTATCCCCCTAATGGTGTTTATATTTATACTCATATCGAGAAATAATATAAACGTTACAACTATGGGACACTATGAAGATGCCTTTTATGAGATTTTTACTAAGGTAAAGAAGAAAAATCTAAAAGAGGAATTTGATTCTCAACTCAAAAAAATGGAAAATCAAGACAAGCATAGGTTTAAAACTACCAAAGAAAGATGGGAGTACGCATATTCTCGGGTAACGGGGTCAATCTAAAATATGTATAATCAAAAAATGAACGTAGAAAATATATTTTCTTTATTCTCTAAAGATGAAAATCTTGATGGGGTTAATGAAAAGGTTCATGTTGACTTTACCCAAACTCCAATTTACTGGATTGGGATGTATAAGAAGTTGGTTTTAAATCATATTAATTTTAATAAAAAAGTTATTAAGTTTTTTAAAAACGCAAACCAAGAACTTGACATGGAGGATATGAAGGAGGCAGGTGAATTCGTTATATACAATAGAGCATGGTCATACATCAATAAAATCGACATAGACCACCCAGACACATTATTAGCCATAGACAAATATTCAGATGAGTACTTAGATACATCTCTAAAATTAGGGATTAGTTTTTTTGAACAACATGAAGAATATGAGAAATGTGCATTACTAGTCAAAATTCTCCAAAAATCAAAAAGTCTTCAATCTTAACTTGGATACCAGATTTCTTCCACGTAAATTCATAATACAGGGGTTTTAAAGAATGGGGGATGAGAGAGGGATTGGAAAAACAGGGGTATAAGGGGTATAAAGGTACCCGAGGTGTATAAAAATAAATAGTTAATAATATGAAAAATGAACAGTTAGTAGACAAAAGGTTTACCCAAATCGAAGGGAAAATCAAAACATTAAGTTATCTCTTAAGTAGACAATCTCCCGTTAGCGAATTCAAGAAAGAATTAGAAGGGTTAGGAGAAGTAGTAGCCGATTTAAAAGCTATTATTGAAAGAGATATGTCACCACTTAGAAACGGTTAATAATTTAAATAAAAGTTATGAATTTAACAGCAGAACAAATCCAATTGAATTGGGTAGAGTTTATCACAAACATCGAAACTCACATTACGGGAGATAGAAAACAGAAATTAATTGATTTCTATAACAAGTATCAAGAACGTGTAATATTAATGCCTGCGGCCCATAAAAAGGAATACCATAATGCTTTTCCTGGAGGGTATGTTGAGCATGTTAATAGAGTTGTCAAAGCAGCACTTTCATTCTCAGCAGTATGGGAAGGTTTTGGAGCTGATATGACAACGTTTACTACCGAAGAACTTGTATTCTCAGCTATCAACCATGATTTAGGTAAGATGGGTGATGAAGAAAATGAATCATACATTCCTCAGGACGACAAATGGAGGAGAGAGAAACTAGGTGAAGATTATAAATTCAACACTCAGGTCCCATTTGCTTCGGTCCCAGACCGTGGGTTGTTTATGTTGCAATCGCATGGAATAACGTATACATTCAATGAAATGTTAGCAATCCAGACCCATGACGGTTTGTATGATGACGCCAATAAAAAATACTTATTTTCATACATGCCAGAGCAAAAACCTCGTACTTCACTCCCATTTATCCTACATCAGGCCGATTTAATGGCAGCACGGGTTGAGTTTGAACGTGAATGGTTACCTAAATTGAAGGGTAACGTGGATGCCTCAAAGAAAAATTTTACATTGGGTGACAGTGCTAAAGGAAAAACTAGCACCTCATCGAAATCTAAAGCTTTAGGTTCTATCAAAAGTGAAGGGTTAAAAAATATGTTAGATAATTTATGATTACAACAGTAGTAATATCAGTTTTATCGGTTTTGGTCGTGGTCTTAGGATTCACGACCTTTAACCTATTGCGGAAAAATGAAAGAGCCGAGGATATTGTGGTTGGGTATCTTATATATTTAGAAAAAATTTCCAAAGTAATTGAGGCTTCAGATGAAAAATTGAAGAAGTTAGATTACAAAGGTTCATTTCGTTCAGATGATGAGGTGGGTTTTTTCTTTGACCAAGTTAAAAAGATTCAAGAAATCTTAAATGACTTTAAATTGAAAAAATCTTAATAAACCCCTCATGGATGAAATAATTAGAAAACATAAGAGTCAAAAGCAAAATAGAAGATATTTTACTCAAGATGCTGAAGATGCTATTGTTAAATATAATAACTCTTCAGACCCTGAAGAACGAAGCAATTTGTATCAAAACCATATTCATTGGCCCTTTTACAAATTAACCGAAAATATCATCCACACATTCAAGTTTTACCATACTGAAGTTGAGGATTTAGAACATCTCCAACATGAGATAATAACGTTTTTACTATCCAAAATCCACCTATTTGATCCTTCAAAGGGTGCTAAGGCTTATTCTTATTTTGGAACAATAGTTAAACGTTGGCTTATAGTTTATAATGAAAAAAATTATAAGAATAAACTAAAAAACATTCAAATCTCAGATCTAAGTAACTATTCAAACTTAAATTCCTCAGATTCTTCATTTATTAAGTCTCAAAGGATGGAGAAAGAAGTAAGTAAGATTACTGAAGGTGAAGATGAATCAGAACATTTAGATGAGTTGGGGTTACGTGGGTATAAGTATGAAGATAAATTATCACACTTTATAGATTTATACGTTAAGTATTGTACCGAAAATATTTACAAATATTTCCCAAAAGAATACGATGCTAAGGTGGCAGATGCCATTTTAGAACTATTCCGTAAAAGAGAAAGTATAGATATTTTTAATAAGAAAGCACTTTATATTTACATTCGTGAAATGATAGATGTAAAAACCCCTAAAATTACTAAAATTGCAAAGGTTTTATACACTGTATTTCAAGAAAAATATTTATTTTATTTAGAGCACGGGTACTTTCCATCCTAAGGGTTTTTCTTATATATATTTATAAATAAAACTATGGGACAATTAGATACATTAGTTTTTGGTAAGAAAAAATTTTCGGATATTTTAGAAGAAATTTACAACAATCAAAAACGTCGCGAAGCTCAAGTAACTGCGCTTATATCAGAATTGAAACCCCTAATATCAGATATTGGTGATGCAACACTTATAGTTCCTTTAATTAAGGAATACATGGAAATCGGAGTTAAAAATGATGAAGCTCTTATTAAAATGGCTACTATAATCCAAAGAGCAGCCCAAAATAAAAATGATGATGGTGGGTTTGGAATTTCTGAAGAGGAAAAAGAACAATTACTTGCTGAAATGGATAAGCTCCAAAATAATAAAGATAACCAAGAATAATGGCTAAACGGGCAACAGGTAATACATCCAAATCTAATACTAAATCTTCATCCCCATCACCAGGAATATTTGCTGCTAGGGTTAAAGAAATTATATTAGATGACAAGGCTAACCCCGAAAAATTTAAAGCTAATGGGGAATGGTCGGGTATTGGGACTGTGTTTTTTAGTTTAATAGGCACGCCTAATAATAGTGATGATCCTTATGCTTCATTAACAGCCTCTCCACTATTCCCAAATCAAAAATCCTTTCCACTACTAAATGAGGTAATTTATATAATATCATTACCCAACGCAAGTATTCAGGGGAGCGTAAATAGTCAAAAATACTACTATTTCCAACCTGTTAATTTGTGGAGTAATACCCACCATAACGCAATCCCAGACCCAACTTTTACATCTAATTCCCCTGAATCAGAAAAACCAGATTATATTCAAACCGAAGCTGGTGCTGTAAGGCGAGTAACTGACGGGGGTACTGATATAAATTTAGGTAAAACATTTAAAGAAAATTTAAATTTAAAAACTATACTTCCTTTTGAAGGTGATATCATATATGAGGGTAGATGGGGTCAAAGTTTTAGATTAGGATCTACTGTAAAAAATTCAACAGTCCCTAATCCATGGTCTAGAACGGGTAATGATGGAGATCCTTTAATAATTTTAAGAAACTCCCAATATGATGATGGTAAAGATCCATGGATTCCTCAAATAGAAGATATTAATAAAGAAGGGTCTACAATGTATATGACCTCAACTCAAGCTATTCCTATAGAGGTTGCAAGTAAGAGTTACAAATCATATAAATCTCAACCAACATCTCCTGATAAATTCGAAGGGGAACAAGTAATACTTAATTCTGGGCGTTTATTATTTAATTCTAAGGAAGAATCTATACTATTAAGTGCTAAAGATAGCATAAATTTAAATAGTATAAAAAGTGTTAATATAGACTCCCCACTAACTGTAATTCAATCAGATAAAGTATTATTGGGAGACAAAAATGCTAGTGAATCTGTAATATTAGGAGATAAATTCCTTACAGACTTACAAAAGTTGCTTACTCAATTAGTATCCCTAGGTACAGCTTTACAGACACCTATAGGCACACCCATACCATTTACACCAAATGCTGCTATCCCTGTGCCAGCTGTTAACGTAACTCAAACTGCTACCCAAATGCTAAATAGTATTCAAAATTACAAATCTAAAGTAAGTAAAACTAAATAATGGCGTTTGATAAATTAATCATAAAATCTATAACAGGTGCAGCTAAGAATGGTATTAAACTAGACTTAGCATTGGATTCTGCAAGGGAAAAATTAATAGATGTTGTTGCGGATCAAATAAATGATAACATCCCAATCCCATTACCATTCACCGTTAAAAGTGTAGTATTGGGTGATACTACATTATCTCCAAACCTTTTAACTCCGGAATATGTAAATGAGTTACCCTCAATCCCAGAAAATGAAAAGCAACAAATATTAACTACTTTAGACAGAATAGAAGCTACAGTTAATACCGCAATTGTTCAAAAAAATTCATTACAACAGGGCTTAAGTACAATCACTTCACCACTTACTACTTTAGAAAGTTTAGCAGATACTGTAGGTGGGGTTATTACTGGGGTAAAGGCTGGGGTTACTACTATTAAATTACTTCCATTTCCAACCTCAGTTCCCCCCGGTATTGGTATTCCTGTTAATATTATTAATGGGTTCGCAGATTCCTTAGATACTTTGGGAACACTATTAAATAAATTTGGAGGGTCTTTAGAAATAATCCCTAAAGCTGTTGGAGAAATAAATAAAATATTAACTCCTTTAGTATCTAAATTTAATATATTAGATAGTACCTTTGAAAAAATACTTCAAATAATAGCTTTTATTAGACTTTTACTTAAACAACCAATCACCCAAACAGATGTTGACCAAGTAAAACAAGATATAGCCCAATCACTCCAGGAATCTCTGGCATTAAACCTAGAATTAATCACCCCAGGCAATACTACAGGTAATGGTGAGGTTATATCTTTTCCTTTAATTTATAGAGGGTTTGTATTAACTGAAGAATTTGATCCTGAAAACACTTTCAGTTTCCCCGCAAGGAGGATTAAAGCAGAAAATAAAGCAAAGGTAATATTATATTCAATCCCTCCTGATCAAGGTTCAGGTGTTGTAAATACTAAAAGCACATATTCTTATTCTTCATCAACTCAAGTATTAATAAATGAGGTTAAGTTTAATATTGATCAATATTTACTTAAAAACCCATCATCCGGTAAAGGGTTAGAACTTGAAACATCTGTTCAAACAGCTGTTACTTCTACCACAACAGGGACAGTGGGAGGAACTACAACATCAGGTACATCAGGCACCCAATCAACCCCGGGATATATTCCATTTGGTGAACCTGGGACTGCAAGTGGGGAAGTAAGATTTAAAGGGGGTCAAGCTTGGAGGTATTTAGGAGGCAGCCAAGATAAATGGGTAGAACATACTACAAATCTTAATCCTGTGGGTAGAAAAGGAGTTTATGATGGTGAAGAATATATTCTTAGAAATAACCCACCAGAACCATATCCAAGATCAACTTATAAATGGAGTGATTTATTCTATGCTTGGATGTATCAAGGAACTCAAACAGGAGCCGTATAAAAGTAATTAACTTTAATATTTATAATAAAAAATGAAATCTACAGAACTTAAAAAAATGATTAAGGACGCCGTAAAAGAAGCAATTCAAGAGGAATTGAAAGATATTCTTTTAGAGGCAGTTCGTTCACCTAAAGGTTCATCTGTAGCAGTTATGCAAGAATCAGTGAACCCAGTACCCCACTCATCCAATCAACCCCAACCTATGGGGGCCGCAGAGAGGAAATCATTATATGAGCAGGCTTTAGGTGAAACTACGTTATCTTTTAACTCACAGAATGTTCAATCCTTTCAACCTCAAGCTGGGTATGATTCAGCTAATGGAACACTTCCTCAAGGGAATGTTGGGATGGATCAAATTATGGGTTTAATAAATAAAAAATAAAATAAATGGCACGGATAATACAAAATAAATACCCCATTGATTCTGATAAAAGGAGAGCAGTTGGGTTTGGTTTTCCCCTAAATGGGAATGCTGTATTTGTGCCTACATACACTACTAGAGATCAAATTAAAGCTAATTTAGTTAATTATCTCTTAACAAATACTGGTGAAAGGGTATTTAACCCTAACTATGGGGCTGATTTAAGAAGTTTATTATTCGCTAATCCCACTAACACTTCTAAAGAGGAACTAGAATTTAAAATACAAGATGCTATCAACACCAGATTCCCCCAAATTCAAGTAAAGGATATTGGGTTTCAAGATGATGCAAATTCCAACCAAATAGTTTTCACCTTAACATATGAAATAGTTTTATTTGGTATTGAAGACGACATAGAAATAATATTACAATAATGGCTGATTTAAAAAGAGATATACGCTACATTGATAGAGACTTTAATAGTTTTAGAAATTCATTAGTTGATTATTCTAAAACCTATTTCCCTAACACCTATAATGACTTTACCCCAGATTCTACTGGGATGTTATTTATGGAAATGGCCTCATATGTTGGGGATGTTTTATCATTTTACTTGGATAACCAAATCCAGGAAACTTTCATACAGAAAGCTAGACAAACCGAAAATCTATTTAATTTAGCTTATATGTTAGGGTATACCCCTAAAGTAACAACAGCCGCTTCAGTTAATATTGATTTCTACCAACAGGTACCTGCTAAATTGAGCGGGAGTGTAACAGTCCCTGACTATGATTACGCAACCATAATCCCAGAAAATACTCAAGTATCTTCAAATATTAATAATAATATTAAATTCTTAATAGAAGATACAGTTGATTTTAGTACATCTAGTTCATTAGATCCTACAATTGTAAGTGTATACCAATTATCAGGTAACTTACCTACATTTTATCTCTTAAAAAAGACTAGAAAAGCTATATCAGCAACTATTCAATCAACGGATTTCACATTTACCACACCAACAAGATTTGATAAAAGAACACTTTTCGGTGAAAACATTATTGGTATTTTAGACGTAGTAGATAGCGATGGGAATGAGTGGTATGAGGTGCCCAACCTAGCACAAGAAAATGTGTTTGATACAATTAGAAACACCAATACTAACGATCCTAATTACATTGAAAACAGCGATGCTCCATATCTTCTCCAACTAAAACAAGTTCAAAGAAGATTTGTAACTCGTTTCCAAAACACAAGTTCATTAGAACTTCAATTTGGTGCTGGTAATTTTGGAGATAACGATGAAGAAATCATCCCAAACCCAGACAATGTAGGTTCAGGTTTACCGTTTGAAAAAACAAAATTAACCACAGCATATTCACCATTAAATTTTGTATTTACAAATTCATATGGTATAGCTCCTTCAAACACTACACTCACAGTTAGATATTTAACTGGTGGGGGTGTTTCATCTAATGTCGAAGCTGGGACTTTATCACTTATAGATGATACAAATATTAGATTTGTTAAGTCTGATTTATCAAACACTTCATTAGCTAATAGCATATTTAATTCAATCTCATCTAACAATCCACTAGCTGCTAATGGAGGTCAAGATGGAGATTCAATTGAAGAAATTAGACAAAACGCAACAGGTAACTTCCAAAATCAATTACGTACTGTAACTAAAGAAGATTATATAATTAGAGCAATTTCAATGCCTTCTAATTTAGGAGTTATTGCTAAAGCCCACGCAATCCCAGCTAAAATCTCAGAATATCAACCTGGTGAATTGCCTACAGTTTTAGATATGTATGTTCTTTCTTATGATGTTAATAAGAATTTAAGAACAGCATCATCAATATTAAAACGCAATTTAGCAACCTATCTTTCAGAATACAGGATGATTAACGATTCTGTTAAAATTAAAGATGCTTTTATAATCAATATTGGTATTGAGTTTGATATTATAGTATTACCTAATTACAACAATAACGAGGTATTAACAAAATGTGTTGATGCTTTAAAAGATTACTTTAATATAGATAAGTGGCAGATTAATGAACCTATCATCTTGAAAGATTTATCAATCCTTCTAGATAAAGTAGATGGTGTTCAAACTGTTAAAAAAGTAAAAATTACAAACAAAACCGGAGAAATTTTTGGTTATAGCGATTACGGGTATGATGTTGAAGGAGCTACAGTAAATGATGTAATATACCC